TTGAACAACGCTGATGGTGGCATTGTTTGGAGTGACGCAGACGGAGATCTCTTCGATAACGCTAACTTCAAGTACTTGCACGCCAGCAACGAGCTTCAGGTTGTGGGTGGTAAGATTTCTGGTTCGCTTCTCCAGCTCGCCAGTAACGCCGATATTGCCGGCGGAATTAACGTCGAAGGCAATTTCACCGCCTTGGGAACAAGTAACGTTGTGGATCTCACAGCGTCTGCTGACTCTGTGTTTGAGCAGAACTTGCACGTCATGGGCGACTTGGACATCGATGGAGATATTATCTTCAACGGTGACCTCGAAGTCGACGGTGACCTTCAGGTCGATGGTACTGTGACGTTCACTAACGTAGCTGGAACCATGGATATCGCAGCCGATTCTATGTATTTCCTTGATGACACTGATGGTCAACTCAAGAGCTACTCGTGGTCCACTCTCATGAGTGACATCGCTGGACCAGGTTTGACCGCCGCTGGTGGTCAACTCTCCACGGATGCTGCAGCTGCTCCAGTTGCATGGACCGATGGTGCCGGTCTTGTGGAAGGTGTTAACTACATCGCTGCGGACACCGCGGTAGATTTCTCCGGAACTCTTCCGTCAGCTCCTGCAGTGGGTGACCGTGTCATCTGCAAGGCTAAGGGTGTCAGTAGTGGCGCGCAGGTTAAGATCATGATCGATAGCGGTGTTTCACCAGCTCATCGTATCGATGGTTCTGAGACTGAGGCAATCATTGAGTCGCCTTATGGTGCAATTACCTTAGTTTACGTTGCTGCTAACGATTGGAGAATCCTCTAGTCTAAGACTAGCTGGTTTATCCTGCTAATAATTTGGGTGCCCCCCGTAAGGGGGGTGCCCTTTTTATTTTTGCCTCTTCTTGAAAACACAACTATTAGTCATTTGAGGTATTTGGCTACTATTTATTTTTGATAAGTTATCAGATTTGGAGTAATCTTATGTCTTCACTGTTAGAAGAAGCGATCGTAGACGCTAAAGCCCTCAAGGAAGCCGCCCTTAAAAACGCGGAGAATGCTGTACTGGAGAAGTATTCGGTAGAAGTGAAGGATGCCATCGGCGCCCTTCTAGAGCAAGAAATGGATGATGATCTGGGATTAGAAGAGACGACGGACGAGGGTGAAGACCTGATGGAGTTCGCTAAAGATCTTCCCTATGCACATCAGAATGAAGAACTAGAAGCTCCTCCCGAGAATGAGATTGTAGAAATCGATTTTGACTCTCTCAAGGCACGCCTCGACGAAGAAAATGAAGTCGTTGAGAGCGGTGATTTGATCGACGCTACAGAGTTAGCTGAAGAGATCACTAAACAAGAGATGGAAGACGCAGCTATGGCTGACCAAGATTCAGCTGAAGACGCTGAAGAAGAAGACCTTAACATCGATCTTACCGAAGAGATGCTTTCTGACCTTATCGAAGAGTTGGTTGTAGATATGACCCCACGCCCACAGGGATGGTCATCTATGAACTCTGCTGACAACAGCATTGAGCAAGCCAACAACGATGCCATGGCAGCTGCGCAAGCTGCCCACCTTGAAGAAGAAGAAATCGAGGAAGATGTGGCAACCGCCCCGGATGTTGTATCCGACGCGGAACTATTCGAGAGTAAGATCTCGGAACTTACAGATTCTAATAAAGAGCTTCGTGCTCTTATTATGGAATCCAAGAATCAGCTTACTAAGCTGAACTTGGAAAACGCCAAGCTTGTTTATCAAAACAAGGCTTTGAATAGCGCCTCCTTGAATGAGCGACAGAAAAATCAAATTGTCGAAGCTGTTCAGTCTGCCAATTCTGTTGAAGAAGCAAGTATGATTTTTGAAACAATTCAAAACGCAGTGGGGGCCACTCCTGATCAGAGAACACGTCCACAGACACTTCGTGAAGCAGTTCAGAAATCTACATCGCTTTTGATCAATTCTAAGAAAAACAACGAGGCTACACGCGATCCACACATGGGTCGCATGCTGCGTTTAGCAGGTTTGAATAAATGACATTCAACTATTATTTAAGGAGGTTATAAAATGTCTATTGTACAGAAATTAACCGAAGGTATTGTCAACCGGGACCTCGCTCAAGAAGGTGCTGCTCTCATTTCTAAATGGGAGAACACAGGACTTCTTGAGGGTCTCAGTGACGACGCTTCTCGGAACGGTATGGCACGTTTGCTTGAGAACCAGGCAAAAGAGCTACTCCGTGAGTCTTCCACCATGAGTGGTGGAGACGTTGAGGGTTTTGCAGCTGTTGCATTCCCCCTCGTTCGCCGTGTATTCGGCTCCCTGATCGCCAACGATCTCGTTAGCGTTCAGCCGATGAGTCTCCCAAGTGGTCTCATCTTCTTCCTGGACTTCACCACCAGCACAACCATCGGAGATGGTCTTCCCGCTGACGACCCGCGTCTTGGTTACCCAGTTCCTTCGTCCCTCTATGGTGGCGACAGGATCGGTTCCCAGATCACGGGCGGTGTTGACTTGGACGGTCAGTTCGCTGAAGAAGGTCCGTATGCTCTTAACAACGGCTACTCTTCTCCAACGGGTTCGGCTGTGCTCCACACGACCATTGTTGCTTCTGGCACAATCGGAGAGAGTGGACAGTTCAACAGTGATGGAGGTCTCACCGACGAGAACCTCACCCTTTTCGATCCCGATCTGCCTTCTGGCTCGATCGTTGCCATCGCAACGATTCCACGTGCAGAACTTGGACCGACTGATCAGTTCAACTTCGAGGACTTCGTTGCTGTTACTCTTGACGGTCCGCTTGCTGCCGGTGTGCAGGTTCGACGCCTTACGCGTATCGACCCGGACGACGCCAGCCAGGTTCTGTTGACTCTGGCCAACACTGGTTCGGAGACATCTGACGATCTCAGCTCGTCGCTCGACGCTGCAGCTGGTTGCACGATGCCAATCGTTGATAACTTCATCGACGGCGGTGCACTCGGTTCCATTGAGGGCGATACCCTTTGGGGACTTGAGAATCAGGCTAACATCCCCGAAATCGATATCCGTATCGATTCCGTGGCTGTCACCGCGATCACCAAGAAGCTCAAGGCTAAGTGGACCCCGGAGTTAGGACAGGATCTTAACGCCTACCACAACCTTGATGCCGAGGTCGAGCTGACTCAGATCCTTTCTGAGCAGGTTGCCCTTGAGATCGATCGTGAGGTTCTTGAGGACCTCGTGAATGGTGCTGCCGCTGCTACTCGTTTCTGGAGTCGCAACCCGGGTGAGTTCCTTGATCGTGAGACAGGTGCTATTTCCGGTGTAGGCGAGTTCACGGGTAACGTGAGCGAGTGGTATGAGACCCTCATTGAGACCATCAATGACGTCTCCGCTAACATCCACCGCAAGACCCTCCGTGGTGCTGCTAACTTCTGTGTCGTTGGACCAGAGGTTGCCAACATCCTTGAGTTCACTGCAGGTTTCCGTGCAAACGTAACTGCTGACAGTGATAAGGGCGATGCCGGTGCTGTTAAGGTTGGTTCGCTTTCGAAGAAGCTTGACATTATTGTCGATCCTTACTTCCCACGTAACTTGATCCTTGTTGGTCGACGTGGAAGTAGCTTCCTTGAGAGTGGCTATGTGTACGCACCTTATGTGCCGCTGCAGACCACACCTACCATCTTCGGAGTCGAAGACTTCGTACCGCGTAAGGGTGTCATGACCCGCTACGCCAAGCAGATGGTGCGCGCAGATATGTATGGATTAGTTGTCGTTCGCGGCTTAATGTAGACATAACTGACGTAAGGTCAAAATAGTTAAAGCCCCGTCTCTTTTGAGGCGGGGCTTTCTATTTAGTATTAGATCATTAGAGGAAAACAAATGGCCATTCCAAATTTAAACCCTGCGTCTACCGCAAACGCAAATGTTTTACCCGCAACTGGATCAGCTGCAAACGTACCAGTTACATTACCTTTTGGCGTATATGCCAACTCCACAGCCTTTTTATCAGGCGCCGCCGACCAGGTAGCTTATACTTACAAGAAGTTGGGTGGAGACGTATTAGATATTGAATTAGCCGAGGGGAATGTATATTCGGCATATGAAGAGGCAGTATTAGAATATTCATATATTGTTAACCTTCATCAAAGCAAGAATGCGCTCTCGGACTACCTGGGTGCTACCACTGCCTCTTTCGATCAGGACGGACAAATAGTAGATGGAGATCCACTCTCCGGCTCGAACGTTGCTTTACGCTATCCTAAATTTGACTATGGATACGTCCGAAGAATCTCGGAAGGGATTGCGACTGAGGGCGGTTTCGGCGGAACGACTCCAATTTACTCGGCTTCCTTTAAGCGCATTGCCATGCAGCAGGATTATGATCTCCAAACACTCTTGTCGGAGTCGTCGGCTACCGACAGCGACGTTCCCTATTTTGGGAGGGTACAAGACAAGCGCGTAGTGATTAGAAAAGTATTCTTTAAGACCCCTCGCGCAATGTGGCGATTCTATGGGTATTATGGAGGATTCTCAGTAGTCGGCAACTTAAGGACTTATGGTCAGTACGCGGATGATTCCACTTTTGAAATTGTTCCCACCTGGCAGAACAAGCTTCAGGCTATGGCTTATGAAGATGCCCTTTATACCAGGCTCTCTCATTATTCTTACGAGATTAAAGATAATATGTTGAGGCTTTTTCCCACTCCTCTGGGTAACAGTCCTAAGAAATTCTGGGTACAATTTACAATTGAGGGTGAATATGAGCCGTGGGAGGACACCGGACGAGGTGATACTGGCGCGCAAGGCATCAACAACATGAACACGCTGCCATTCCAGAACCTTCCGTATGAAAATATTAACTCCATCGGTAAACAATGGATTCGGAGATTCGCCCTAGCCTTAACCAAAGAAATCTTAGGTCAAGTGAGAGGTAAATTTGCTGTTGTTCCGATTCCCGGAGAGTCTGTTACCCTGAACCACGCAGAACTTCTGGGTCAAGCAAAGGCTGAACAAGACCAGCTCCGCGAGGAACTTAAGACTCTACTCGAAGATATGACATACGATAAGCTCGCTGCAGCAGACTCCAGCATGCAGGACTCCGCGAAGAAGGTATTGGAGAATGTTCCTGCCGGAATATTCGTGGGGTAATTGAATGTCGCGAAGCAAGAGAACAGAAAAAGAAATTCGCGCTCAACAGAAAGAGCCATATGATTATATTGGTGATAAAGAAGTAGCCGACAAACTTCATGAAATTGAGTTTCCTACATCTACATTGGAAACAATTGACGGAGCAATGCTTCGGTTCATTGATGACGATCTCAATCTATCAGTAACCACTAACCGGGGGTTTAAGAAAGTACCAGTTTTGTGGGTGACAGCGGAACGCGCCTATCAGATTAAGCACAGTAAAGAATTGAGAGACACCGAAGAGACTTTGGTACTCCCCTTGATTACGGTTAATCGAGCCAATGTGGTTAAAGAACCAAATTTTCGAGGAACAGTGTTTGCTAACTTATACCCTGAAAATGATGCGAAAGGTGGCACGATCACAATCGCACGGAATATCAATCAGAAGAAGACAGCGGAGTTCCAGAACGCCTACGCCAAACGAAAGCTTGGAGCGTCGGGTGACGTTGCTACAAAGAGCTTCAATGCCAACAAGCGAAATATGTCTACGCAGCGCGTGGTCTATGAAACCATCACCATCCCTCTCCCGGTGTGGGTCAAGGTAATGTATGAGATAACTGTAAGAACAGAATATCAGCAGCAGTTGAATGAACTCATTAATCCTTTTCTTACTGTCCCGGGCAACTCCCGCATGCCTAAGATGATTGATAACGAGGGGCATTTCTATGAAGTGTTTATAGACGGCTCCCTTTCAAATGCTTCCAACAAAGCAAACTTAGGGATGGCGCAGAGAAACTATGAAACCACTATCAATATTGAGGTCCTTGGTTACCTGATTGGCGAGGGCGAGAATCAAGAGAAGCCAAAGATTGTAAGGCGCGAAAATGCTGTGGAATTTAAGATTGGAAGGGAAAGAACAATCCTTGGTGATATCCCCGACAATATTAAAGACGGATTTTATAGAGAATAGTACCATTCAAACTATTTAGCACTATTTACTTTTGAATATCTCGTTGAAGGAGAATGTAACGAATGTCAGTTAAAAATTACAGATTTGTATCCCCTGGAGTTTTTGTCAACGAAATCGACAACTCCCAGCTGCCGGCCTCTCCAGCTGGAATTGGTCCAGTACTTATTGGTCGCGCAGAAAAAGGTCCGGCTTTAAGACCCGTAACCGTCAGCTCTTTTGCAGAGTTTGTTAATGTTTTTGGAACCCCCGCACCGGGTGGTGCCGGCAACGATGTGTGGCGCGAAGGTACTGACAAGACTGCCACCACGTACGGCATGTATGGTGCTCAGGCATATCTCCGGAATAGTTCTCCTTTAACCTACGTTCGACTGCTTGGTGACAATGCCCAGGGAGTTTCCCCCGATGCCGCCGGCGCAGCAGGTTGGAATGCCAACGATGCCTGGGGCTTGGTGGTTTTCGAGCAGGACAGTAGCACTGCCGCAGTGTGTGCCACAGGAAGTTTAAGTTTTGCTTCCGGCGCTATAGCTGTGGGAGAAACACTCACTCTTCCAGATGTTGTTTTAACAGTTATCTCCCCCACGGGTGCTGCTGGACCGGGAACCATCCAGATTGGTGCGAGCGATAATGAATTCGCCGCCAACGCTCTGACTGCAATCAATTTCAGTAGTAGCGTGGTGGTTGCCGTAGATCATGTGGGTCCCGACCCTCTGTTGGTCACCAGCGCATCTACCTGCGGCGCTGCAGGAGATAGTATCCTTCTAGAATCAAGCCAGGTCAATGGGATTAGGGTTAACCCTCTTGACGGCGGCGCCGCTGTTGGCACTGGTAGCCTCAGTGGAGGCGTCGACGCAACTCACGGATTCGATGGCGCCTTAGCCGCAATCTTTTATGGCACAGAGGATGACGTTACATTCGAATTAAGTGGAAATGTCCTGCATAGTTTGCCCAGCGACGCTACCCCCTCGGTTGGCGACGCCACACAGTCGGCAGACGTAATTGTTCAGGCAGTCGGTCCAGGTAAAGAGTTCAAACTGGTCATCGGCAATTATGACGGTGCCACCGATCTAACCACCACCTTCAACTTTAACCGAGCAGATTCTCGTTATATCCGTAAAGTATTCAACACAAACCCACAGCTTACCAACGGAGAGACTACTGCTGCGTCCGCTGAGGTGGAGTACTTCTTAGGTGAAACGTTCGATCGTCACTTAGAAGCCAATGTGGAAGCGAACACCCAGGCAGATACTTTTGCTGCAATTGTTAAGCTTTCGAACGGCACCGAAGACGGCGCCAACCACAAGGCACCCCTTCAGTCAGCACAAACACCTCATGTTATCAGCTGCAAGTTAGATCCTAGCGAAGATCCGACTAATCTCTTCCAGATTGTGGCTCTTGACGAGCCCGGTGATTGGTCTAACCGAAACATCAAGGTATCCATCCAGGATGTTAAGCGCTCCACTAACGAGAGCACCGAATACGGCACTTTCTCTGTTGTGGTACGCCACCTCAGTGATTCAGATAATGTTGTGCGTGTCATCGAGCAATTCAACAATTGTGACCTTAACCCCGACTCTGTTAATTATGTCGCGCGTAAGATCGGTACGCAAACACGCGTATGGGATGATACCGAGCGACGCTACCGCACCGAGGGCGATTGGCCCAACAATTCTGCTTACATCCGCTTGGCAATGAATTCCAATGTTGATGCCGGATTGACTAATGCAGCGCTGCTTCCCTTCGGATTCCGCGGAATCACTAAATATGAAGACGAGTCAGACATGGACTCCGCCGGCAATGGAAACTGGATAGTCTCCTCGGTGAGTGCACCAGCTGGCTATCAGAACGCCGGTCCGTTTTACGCATCAGGCTCAGCCTTAACCGCATCGGTTGTTTATCCTGCCCCAGAGTTGCGCGTTAGCGCTTCCGATGGAAACCTAAGCAACCCAACGGATGCATACTTTGGATTCCAGACAGCTCGCACCCCAGGCAGCACTGTTTTCGCTCAGTCGACTATCGACCTGGTTCGCCCACGCGGCGGCATCGTCGGTAACATGTTTGTCGGCACGGATGGCACCTTGAACACTGATACATCAGTGCTCTTTACTCTCGATGATATTTCGGGCTCGGCAGGTGTTTGGGTACAGGGAGCCAGCGGAAGTACTTCCCTGACAGCCGTTAATGGCGCTGTCAGCGGCGTCCTTGATGCCGGCTTCGACCGCTTCACCGTTCCGGTATACGGCGGCTTCGATGGCGTTAACGTAACGGATATGGACGCCTTTGCTAATATCAATATTGGAACATCTGACACTAACAGCTACACCTTCAACTCAATCCGCCGCGCGATTGACTCCGTTGCGGATCCTGAGGTTGTAGAAATGAACCTCGCCTCTGTGCCTGGTCTTACCAACGACGGTCTCACCACCCACTTGGTACGTACCTGTGAAGATCGTGCAGATGCTCTAGCAGTTATCGATCTCCCAGACGCCTTCCAGCCCCGCGCTGAAGGTCAAGAGGTCGACCGACTGAATGAGTCGAGCACCATCACAACACTGATCAACGGTCTCCGTTCGCGAGCACTCAACAGCTCTTACGGCTGCACCTACTACCCATGGGTCCGTGCCCGAGACACGATCAACGGTGCGTTTGTATGGTTACCGCCATCCATTCCCGCTATCGGTACCTTCTCTAGCTCCCAGCGCAAGACGCAGGTCTGGTTCGCACCAGCCGGCTTCAACCGCGGTGGACTAACGGAAGGCTCTGCAGGTATCCCAGTCGTTGACGTAGCCCACCAGCTGCGCCGCAAGGACCGTGATGACCTCTACACCGCGAACATTAACCCAATTGCCAAATTCCCGGCAGAGGGCATTGTAATCTTCGGTCAGAAGACCCTTCAGGTTACTCCTTCAGCACTTGATCGCATTAACGTGCGACGCTTGATGATCTTCGTGAAGAAGCGCATCTCGCAGATTGCATCTGGATTGCTCTTTGAGCCCAACGTCAAGCAGACATGGCTCAGGTTCAAGGGTCAAGTCGATCCCTTCTTGGCAAACGTTAAGACAAACTTCGGTTTGACTGACTATAAGGTTGTCCTTGATGACACGACAACAACCCCTGAGTTAGTAGATAGGAACATCTTGTATGCCAAGATTTACTTGAAGCCTGCTCGCGCAATTGAGTTTATTGCAATTGACTTTAACATTACGAGGACGGGAGCGTCTTTCGATGACTAAAGGAGGGCGGTTTTAATTAACCGCACTAATTAAGATTAAGAGACACAGGAGATTTAACTAATGCCATTTTGGACAAGCGCCCTATCGGAGCCGAAACGACAACATAGATTTTTGCTCACCCTTCCTAACCTTGTAACGGTTGATGGACAGTACAGCTACCAGCAATACCTTGCCAAGATGGCATCGAAGCCTGGGTATTCGGTAAATGAAACCCCCCACAAGTTCCTTGGTAATACCTATTACTATCCCGGAACTGTTGAGTGGCAGCCAATTGATATTACCATTGTTAACTCTATTAACCCTGATGGCAACGCTCTTCTTTATGATGCTTTGGTTAAGTCTGGATACCTCCTTCCTAATGTTCAGGAAGAGGTTTTTGATAACCCGGCACAGGCCCCCGGCACTATCAACAAGTTTGATTCCGTTAATGCCCTAGGAAATGTGGTGATTGAAGAACTGAGCGGTCAGGGCGGCTTAGTAGGCACGTGGATCCTTAACAACTCTTTCCTTACGAAAGCATCCTTTGGATCTCTTGACTATTCTGGCGATGATCTACTTAATATTGAGGTCACAGTCAGGTATGATTGGGCTGACTATACAGTTGGTCCTGCAGCCGATGCTGCTGTGGAGACCTAGAGAGAAGGTGATTTGTGCCTAGAAGAAATAATCTAGAGCGGACCGGCGCCCCGCAACCAGACGCGCCAACCCCACCAGTAGATCAAACAAACGATTTGTTTTCCTTTGTGAACCCCACAGAATTTGTGGAATTGCCAAGCGGGGGACAAATGTATGGTGAAGACCACCCTCTGCATAATGTGGATACAGTAGAAATTCGCCACATGACTGCCAAGGAAGAGGATATTCTTACGTCCGAGACTTTATTAAAGCGAGGAATGGCTATTGATCGCCTTGTTGAATCAGTAATGGTTGATAAATCGATCAAAACAGAAGACCTTCTTATCGGAGACAAGAACGCTATTCTCTTGGCAGCTCGAATTACGGGCTTCGGACCTCAATATGAAGTGGGAGTAACTTGTCCTTCCTGCGACACAGCGCAAGAGCAACTATTTGATCTCAGCGAGATCTCTCAGAAGAAACGATCTCTTCGAGGAGTTAAAACGACTGACGACGGAACTTATACATTTAAGCTCCCCAAGACCAAGATCAATATTGAAGTAAGACTATTAACATCTCGCGATGAACGAGAACTAAGTCGCCAATTGGAAGCACGCAAGAAGCAGCGACTCCCCGAGAATACTGCCACAACGTTACTTTCTGCCATCATCGTTTCCGCAAACGGAGTTGATGACAGAGCACAGCTGACAAAGTTGGTAGAGATGATGCCCCTTCAGGACTCGAAACACATTCGAACAGTGTATGATCGCATTAAGCCAGACATTGACATGGAATTTGATTTCACGTGCACGAACTGTTCGCATGATGGGAGGGTCACAATGCCGTTAACGGCAGAGTTTTTTTGGCCTAACGGATAAGTACCAAGAATCGGTTTACGAAGAATTCTTTACCCTTAAGCATTATGGCGGCTGGTCGTTTGTTGAGGCATACAATTTGCCTATCCCACTCCGTCGCTGGTTTGTTGAGAGGCTTGTTAAGGAATATAAAAAACAAAATGAGGAAATGGAAAAGGCGAGCCGCGGTTAGGAGCTGCGGCTTTTCCTATTTGGTACTAATTAATATACTTTAGAGGATTTACAAATGAGTAACGACAATATTACTATTGATTTAAATGATAAGCCCCTCCTCCTAAGCGAGTCGGGGTATTCTAAGTTCGCCGGTGACATGAAGATGCTTTTATGGCAACTCATTGATGGCGGGGTACCCATTCCTATAAATCTTTTAGGCACCCAGGATCAGATTAAAACTTTTACACACGCTCTCTCCAGAGAGAAGAAGTATCTTGATGCGTATATGAAGCATGGCTTGGGTGACTCTCGTACGATGAATAGTCGCTATAGCCTAGAATCCGCCGTTAAAGCCTTTGAGTTAGAAACTGGCTTAAAATGGCCCTTTAAAAATTGAGGCTTGCTTAGATGGCACTAACCCCTGAACAGATACTAGCGCTGCAACAACAGGCTGAACAACTCGAACTCACCATCACGAGGCTCAGCTCGTCCATGGACCGGTTGGATTTTTCCACACAGCTAGGAAAAACATTTGAAGCTTTTTCAACCGCCACCGACCAGGTTGCTGCCCTTGAGCGCGCCATAGCGTCTGCGACTGGACCGACCCCGGAACTCGACGCTGCTCTGGCTCAGGTTAAGGGTTCGATCGCGGCTCTCGCTGGTGAGTCGAATGCTGCAGCCGAAGAGATGGCAAGCCTCATCGACGCCGCGGGGGGCATCTCCGCAATAGACTCCAGCCAGCTCGACGAAATGGCAGATAAGGTTGGCACACTCACAGACGAGATGACCAAAGGCTACAAGCGCGGAGAGGATCTCCGTCAAAGCCTCCTGGGATTAAGTGGATCTTCGGCGAAATTGAGCGCGATGCTCCCCAAGAGCGCCGCTGGGTTCAAAGGCATGGGCAAATCGATGTTCAGTGCCAAAACAATCGGCGCGGGCTTTTCCAAGGTCGCCGGCGAGATCATCAACCAAACCCTGGCGCTTGCTCAAGCACAAGATGCAGCAATTTCAAGCTTCCGAAAGGCTACTGGCGCAACAGCCGAATATAATCGAGGCATCGTTGCAACCGAGCGACGTAACTTCGCAGCGGGTGTTTCGGCTGGAGATGCCGGCAAAGCGTTCGAAGCACTATTCCAGGGCTTCTCAGCCTTTACACAGTTGAACGAAAATCAACAAGCAGCCGTAGCGGACACCACTAGCCTCTTGGCTGAATTGGGAGTCAGCGCTCAGACTACTGCTAAGTTGTTTGATACAGGCATGCGAAGTTTGTCGATGAGTGCCGGCGCATCAAACGCGATGATACTTGATTTGGTTGGAAGCGCACAGACGCTTGGAGTGTCAATGGACAAAATGACCTCCGACTTTATGGGAGCAATCCCCGAGTTATCGAAATATGGTGACGGAGCCATCGATGTCTTCAAGGGGCTCGCCGTCCAGGCGAAGAATACAGGTTTAGAGGTAGGACAACTTCTCCAGATCACCAAACAGTTTGATCAGTTTGACAGCGCTGGTAAAGCCGTCGGTCGCCTGAATGCGATTTTGGGTGGACCATACCTCAATTCCATTGATATGCTCAACGCCACGGAAGAAGAAAGAATTGCACTTCTTAAGCAATCGGTTGATATGGCAGGAGTTCAGTTTGATGCTCTTGGTCGATATGAAAAGCAAGCGATTGCCTCTTCGCTTGGAATGTCGGTTGATGAAGCAAATCGTCTCTTCTCGATGTCACAAGAACAATATCAGCTGGATGCAATGAAACAAAAAGAACTGAAAGAGTTGGCGACCGAATCACAAGAAATTATGGACCAACTCAAGAATGCGATGATGGGGTTAGCCATCAACATGCGACCATTGATAGAAAATGTTGTCGTGCCACTGGTTAAGGGTTTTGGAAAGCTCGCCCAATGGATCGGTACCGGCACAAACGCTTTAGCTCAGTTTGCAAAGGTCGGTATGCTGGCAGCTGGAATTGCCGCTCTTGTAGCTGCGCCTTTCACGGGGGGGATGTCCCTCGGTGCATATGCAGCCATTGTCGGCGGAGCCGGTGCTATAGGTGGCGCCTTCGGGGCGATGGGCGCTAGCTCGGGAACTACTAAGTCCGCACAGGTTACCCCAAGGTTTGCAGACGGCGGCACAATCACCACTGAGCAAGCTGCGCTTCACCCAGACGAGTTATTAATAACAGGAGGTCAGGGATCTCAAGTAATATCGGCTCAAGAATTCAAAGAGCTTATTGATATTTTGAAGAAACAAAAAGAGGGCGCCACCACTGGACCAATTCATTTGGCAGTCTATATAGGTCAGGATAAGGTAGATGATTTTGTGGTGAAATCACTTAAGTCCCCGGCTGTTGCTAAGGTCTTGTCTCCTTATGCCGCGAGAACAGCATAGGAATTTAACAAGATGTCGTATATTGAAAGTCCAGCGCTCATAACTAACAAATTCTTTAAAATTAAGATAATTCATCTTCCTACATCTCCGCAGGGGAAGCCTAACTCGGTCGCTTTTAATGGGTGGGTAACAGAGTTTAGCGATAATTTCAATTCCCACTGGAGTGAGGAGCAGGTATATGGTCGTATGGATCCTCTGGCTACATTCCGGAACACTGAACGTAAAATCTCTTTAGGATTCGATGTGGTGGCCGATAGTTATAATGCAGGGGCGCAAAACTTAAGCGACATCAACCGCTTAATTGAGTTTCTCTATCCCGTGTATGAGAACAGCGCAACCCAAAAGGGCACAAGCAAGCGCAGTATTCAAAACACCCTCAAAGCTGGGCCCCTTATAGGGTTAGAATGGACCAACTTGATAAATGATTCTTCTAACGGCGGACGCCTCACTGGATATCTCCAGGGACTTAATTATGCACCCGACATGTCGCAGGGAGGGTTTCTGTTTCGCGAAGAGTCATCGACAGAAAATACCACAGTCGTAGAAACGCGCGGCATCGAGGGAATAGATGCGGGCGCGGGGGGACCTACAAACCGCATAGCCAATCAGCGCACCGAGATAATACAGAAAAGGGCGTATGTTCCTAAAAAAGTTAGTTTGTCCCTTAATTTTACAGTGCTTCACACACACTTGACCGGCTGGTACAAGGATGAGAACAATAATTTTGTATTCGGGAATACCACCGCAAACGGTAAATTCCCCAATTCAAGTTATGTGGTAACCACTACGAATATTGATGCGACATCTATTACCAGAGCTGACGGAACTACCGAAGGATCCCTCAGTGTAGTACAAAACCAAAGCAATCAAGCTCTAGTATTGGACTCGGGAGACTAAGTTTATGACAGATCGATACGACAAAAGGTTGATCCTCTCAAACGATGATGAGTTGTATAAAAAATTTATTGAGAATAGAGACCTTAAGTCCATCCGACAATATGGTACTGGTATGCTAAAGTATCCTACTGTTGACGAAATGAAGAGAATGACTCGAATCCGCCATATTTGGAAAACGGGAGATCGATATTACAAACTCGCAATAGAACATTATGGATCTGCGAGTTATTGGTACGTTATAGCGCTTTTCAATCAGCGCCCCACAGAAGCCGACGTTGCATTGGGAGACATGATCTATATTCCGATGCCATTAGAAGCCATCTTGAGGGTTCTAGACGAGGAAGGATAAGAGCATGACATCACCAGCTCCTCCAAATATACCTGAGCTTTACGTTGAAGAATTCCGCTCCGACTGTGACGACTGCGAGCCGGTCGGTGTATTGGCGGCTAAAGGGTTTTTGTCCGATTTCTTTGCTGCCAATCCTGAAGTTCTTATCAAGGAACCCTTTGGTCCCTATAAAAAATCTGATGGCACTTATGTTACCTTTTCAGGAAACGATGCTGACATTCGTCAGGCGATCAATGGACTATACGGCGGAAACGGAACAAAGTCCAAGAAGGAATTTATTAAGGCGGCTCAGCGCCTCATGGGAGGAAAGCCCAAATATAAGATTAAAAATCGTACCGACGATGCACCCCAAAAAAATCCCTATGAAGGGATCTATATTTTAGCAGACGAGTTCAACAGTATTCTCACAGAAAACAGTCCGACTACAGGACCCCCCGACAAAGATGGAAATCTGGGGAGGTCGGATATGACTCAACGCGAGTTCCTGATTTTCATGACCCTGTTAGTTGAAATAGGTTCAATCAAATTTGCGGGCGCCGGTGGACTGGTCTCGACATCTAAGGGACCCAATTATAGGAAGATTGCCTACCCATCCACAACTTCTCCGCAGTGGTTTGCCCTCGTCTACCCGGACCAAGGCACCGGCGGGGAGTATGAGTTGTTGGGTGAAACCATGTTCGACGATGATTTCGATATTAGCTCCGGGGGAACTCACATTAAACCCTTCAGTGAGATCAAGGGCAGCCGTACCCCGGACCCCAATAATCCTTTCCAACAGGATGATGTTTTATACCTTAAAGCAAGTTATTGGAACGAAGTTGGTATGGAACTAATGGCGCGTATAGGGCGCAACTATCAGGGTGCAATCCAGAAATATGCCCGCGCAATCGCCAAAGAGGTGTGGAAAGATATTATCTTCGAAGACAAGAAGCGCGACCTTTTCCAAGATGGGCTTGTAGGTGGCGATGGCGGCGGTTTAATAGAAGAGGTCCCGCCCCCCAAAGAGAGAAACCTCACGCCTATTGATTTTCAATGCTTCTTATTGGAAAATATTGCTAAGTTGAGTGCTATCCACAAGCCAGCCTACAAACACACCACAATTGTGAATACCAACAATCAGCCCGCTTTAGCGCTTAATACCATCAATCACCCTCCCAAGGGACATAAGGGGGTGGAAACTCTTTTGAGTCTTTGCCCGGAGGTCCACGCTGCATTAAGCCCCTATATTAAAATATCCCGAGTGGAATATGATGAGTTTGGGAAGCTCTTGCCACGTACGGAAAAAGAACTAGAGATTCCGAATTTTATTGACCCCACCGATATAAACCAGATTATGAAAGGCGACCTGGGACGCGCCGGCGGAGCAGGTATCAAATCCTTTACATGGAGTCTTGATGGCGTCCAGCCCGCAGAGGTAGACAATAACATATCGGCTAAACTGGTTATGTATTTTCAGACTGTTGGGGATTTCTTCGCCGGACAAGATCAGGCAGGTAAGAAAAATCCCAGCTTCTTGGATTTAGTGATAGCTTCGCCCACCATCACCAAAAAAGGCAGCCAGAATATTAAAACAGCCAAGAGTCCGTGTCCCATAGATGATGAATTGCATCGTAAGTATGATGGCGTTAATTTTAGAATTAAGGTCTGTGCGGGCTGGTCCGCGCCCGACAATTTGGATGCGATGTTCCCCTCTCTGGACGCCGCGGCAATACAGGACGCAGTGAAATCCACCCGTGTTTCTCTATATCTTCAGCAGGTCCGCCACCTCATTAATTTTAATGAAAATGGGAGCGTGGAGCTAACAATTGAATATCAGGCGAGCTTAAGCGGCTTGTTGACGGGCAAAACAGCTGACATCTTTAGTAAGAGCCCGGAGTTATTTCATGACAAAATTGAAGATCTGACTGAAAAACAGCAAAAACTAGAAGAAAAATTAGAATCTGGTTCATTAAGTAAAGATAAAGAAGAAAAAACCGAGAAAGAAATAAAAGAATTATTAGAAAAAATAACAGAAGAAAGAGAAAGCGATCGCCTCATAAAGTATCGTAAACTACTAAAAGGATTATTTGACAATGACCAGGTGTTTACTCTTTCGGTACCGACGGAGGAGTTGCTTCTCCCCGCTTATGCGGATCTTACTCCCCGGCAACGTGCCAAGCGAGCGAAGCGCCGCCAAGGCGCCCCCACTCTTGTTACATCTACTAAAGGGGCTCAGACTGAGATCATCAAAGCAGTATCTGAAGCCGCAGCAGATCCGAGCAACAAAGACGCCGCTGAAATATATTCAGAAAAAGCCACACAGAAATTTGATGATTATACAGGACGCCCCGCTACGAGTATTGAGATTTCTTATTTTTACTTGGGAGATCTTTTGGATAATATTTTGGGACAGATTCAAGAAAACCAAGGGAGCCCTTTGGACTTTAACTTCTTTTTGTCTGAAGTCGAAATGATCGACCCCCTCGTGGCCATGCAGGCGAAAAACATCGAAGCTATGTCGGCATGCGGGCAACTTAAAAATTTAGAATTTCTGGATATCTTGAGACGGAAGGATCCCACCACCTTTACAGAATTAGCTGGTATCGTGCAGCTAATGAATATTGGCGACATTCCAATTTCGATTGATGCGTTTCAGCTTTGGTTTAAGAATAATGTGATTCAGAAAGATCGCGATAAATATTTCTTTTTACATTTTGTGAAAGATGTA